CATGGTTTCTATTGCATCGTTCACGATTAAATGTGAATCGCCTTTCTTAAAACCAAAATCTTGTGGGCGTTTCTTTGGACCAATCATAGTAAAAGTAGTGCTCTCAGGAGCATATTCCTTCATGAGTTTAGATAGTTTTATAGGGTAATCGGGATCAGTGGCATACGACTGCTCCTTGAGCATTCGCGCTGCTGCATAACGATTAGGGGCATTATTAATGCCTTTAAATTGACGATAATCTTTGTACCATCGCGTGATTAGATATTCAATGCAAGCAGCAAGACTGGGAAAATCAATGAATCCTGCTTTAATGGTCACCCATTGACCGTCATACCATTCTTGCGTGGTTGTAGTAGTGCCACTTCCTTTTAAGCCTAAATAATTATGCTTTCCAGAAGTGTGCTTTCCAAAGCCACTTTCTAAGCAGCACTGTGCAGCTACCAGTTCTGGATATCGAGCGCCATATTTACGAGCAATTTGGAAGCATTCATCCCAGAATGCTCGATTTGACGGCCACATGGCCTCAGCCCTTCACGCGGAAAATAGTTTTCAGGCCTTCAATAAGAAGCTGAAGAACGTTGTTGCTTTTCCAGGGGGAATGATCCAGAATTTGGTCAGCGGCGGCAATAATGATACCACCAATAACAAACCATTCTGCGCCGCTCATGATGAACAATGCAAGGAAGATATAAATACGCTAGCGCTTAATTTCTAAACTGCGCACTCTTGTTTCAATGTCACTCATCTTGTCTGTGAGCACGCTTAGCTTTTCGGTGATGCTTTCAATTTGCACTGCCACTCTTGCTTGCTGAGTGCCCACTGCAATAAGCATGGCGCCTGTTGACAGCAACATGCCAGCCGTGATGGTGGCTACAAAATTTGCAAGGCCCTCCTTGAAACTGTCCATAGCCATCAATCAATACGCTTATTCTATAAAAATTCACGAGGCATTATTTAGCGTTAAACTATGGGCAAGACAATTTAATAGTGCCATGCTAAGAGCGAATGGTCCTGATGAGCTGCTTTACTCTCTCATTGAACTTCGCCCTGGTGATGCAAAACGCAGATTTCGCAAAAGCATCTTTGAAGACTATTTTTTAAGGGGACCATTTGGCCAATGCGCCTGTGCATATTGCGGAGAATGGAAAGAAAAGCTTACAATCGACCACATTATTCCAAAGAGCAAGGGAGGGCCTCATTTTAGTAAATTTAATCTTGTACCTTCTTGTCGAGCTTGCAACCTTTCCAAAGGCAATGAAAACCTTTTTGAATGGTGGCGTCCTCAGCAATTTTGGACTGAAAAGCAAGAAGAAATTTTAATGGCGTGGGTATATTGCAATAGTTTTGTTAGTGCTCACACCGACCAAAAAGAGCTTGAAGCATGGTGCGAGAAGAAAGGGATTGTCCTGCCGATGCATCAATCAATTGAACATGAAAAAGCCCCCTTATGGGGGCTTTGTTGTAGTGCTGCTTAGCTTTCGACGGGAGCAAACATCACTTGTTTTCCTGGAAGATCGTAACGGACACCTGGCATCGGACAAAATCCTCCTTCGCATTGCTGAGAGGCGTTTTCAAGAGCTTCAATTGCTTCTTGCTGTGGCTCATTTTCCATATTAAAGATGAGAAGGTCAAGATACCAGCTCGCTTTTTTCAAATCCTCCAAGCCATTCTTGTCTTCATAGCGCCAAACATATTTGATGATATTTCCCTTTAGGAAACCCTTAAAGCCGTCTTTGTCCATTGAGGCTTCGATAGCCTCAATACATTCAATGCCACCGTTTTTGGCATAGTGGCGAGGATTTTTAACAGGATCGTGCATGGTCAAAATGATGCTTGGTGAAGATCAAAAGCTTCAAAAGCTTCTTTAAACAATGGGCGGGCCAAGGAAGATAAGGCTTGAGCATAAGCCTGAATTTCCCATTGACTACTAGCTTCATCTCGCAATGAAATAAAATGCAATAAAGCTTGCAAGCTGCAGGTCCATGTGAAAGAAGTGTAAGTGGACATAGGCAGGATTCCTCGCGCTTGCTCCTTGCTCACTCCTAGCGTCAGGAGAGCCCTGTAAGCCTGTTTAGCCTGTTCTAATGCCTTGGCATATTCAATCATTGCCACTTGATTCATAGCAGGCTCCAGGGGGCCACTGGAGGCTTGTTTATTGTTTGAGCTTTGATAACGAAAACCTCGCGGCATATAAGACACTTCATCATCGGCTTCGCAATAGCGAAAGCTTTTTTCATTCCAGCCAAGTGTATCGTTAGCAAATGTTCCACCAATTACATGCTTCCACCATTGCCGACAAACATAAAGTGGAGCTTTCACTTGCCATTTTGTAATGACACCACGAAATGGACTGGTGTGCTTGTGTTGCACTAAATAATTAAGCAGCTTTTGGTCTTTTTCAGACCATTCACTACTCGTTTGATCAAAACTTTGACGGGCGTCACAAACAATATCCAAAGAGCTTCCCATCCAATCAATGAGACGCACAAAGCTAATGCCATCCATTAGCGGATCAATTTTGGTCATCATTCAGCTTTGTCAGTCGTGATAAGGAAACGAAAAGTGGCGACAATCAGCACCCAGTTCCAGAAAGTCAAAGAAAAACTAGGAATCAACAAGCCTGCACAAATGCTTACAAGCCATGCTTGCAAACACAGCGCGCCAAACCCTACGAGCAACACTGCAATAGTTTTGGACAAGTCCTTAAGCAAGTCGTCAGTTGCTTTGGTAAGCATGGTTGATCAGCGAGAGGGGTCGAAGTCGTTGCAAACTGATTGTAGGAGCAATGTTCGTAGCTGAATGCCACCGTACTCGTGCCTTCTTGGCACGTCCGCTCGCATCAAAACCTTCAATGGTGCCAACAATGGAAGAGGGCATCCACCCTGCTGCTGTACGTTGTACGTACACCACGTCTTGTCCTGGAAGCCATTCATGGTTGCGAGGAGTGCGAGGGAGCTTGTACGGACGGTAGCCCGTCCCGCATTTTACGGCATCCTTCCCATCATCCACCCGATAAACAAACCGTTTGCCAAATCGCTGCATGGCTAGGCTAAACGAAACAATGCAAGAGCAATGAACACCTTCTCTATTCCCATTGGCTTAAAATACAATGGTCAAGATTGTATTGGCGTTATGGGGCCTTTTGAACGCAGCATGGAACGGGACTTTGCTCTCGTTGCCAATAAAAAAGCCCTAAGCGAATGCGGCGATATTGAGAAGCTACGGGAAGTGGCTTGCACAATGATGGAAGGCTGGAGCAACATGCAGGAAGCCGTCACTGCCCTAGTAAAAGAGAATCTTGAACTGCGTCAAGCCATGCAAATGCAGCAGTGTGATCTTGAAGCCGCTGATGCGTTGCTAGGCGAAGCCGGAGAGGCTATTAAGACGCTTGCAGAAAAGCAGCAATCCGCTCAAGCCAAAAAAAATCTTTGGCCGTTTGGCTGGTAAGAAGAAACACTTTCCATCCACCCATCATTGCCAAATTGAATTTACGAGCATCACGCTCATAACCTGAGCCAGTTACGTGACGGCCACGATTAAATGTGCCACCTTGTATCTCAATAAGAGAATGTGAAGACAAATGAGCGAAGTCTGCCCTGTAACGTTTTGAACGCTTGCTTTTTGCATAGCGCTCTTGAAAATCAGATTCCCAGGTTGATACGTCGCTGAATTCCCTGGTCAATGGAAGGTCAGGGAAATGCGCTTGCCATAGTTCTAAGAACTGATCTTCAAGAGCGCTCACTAATTAGACAGCAGCAAACGCTACGTTAGCGCCTTGATTTTGATATTTTCCATCGCCATAGTCTTGAGCTGAGTCGGAATTAAGACGCAAGAACATAACTTGGACGATGCCCTCGTTTGCGTACACGCGCACGGGGAAAGCCAAAGGATTGACAATAGAGATAGTAAGGTGACCACTCCAGCCAGGCTCAATCGGGCACACGTTAAGAATGGTTCCTTGTCGAGCATATGTGCTCTTGCCGTCTGTGATCCCCATTATGTTAGGCGGCATTGTCAAGAGTTCCACACTCACGCCAAGAGCATAAGAAAACGGCGGAAGGACGAAGAACATGGAGCCATTCTGCTCAACAGGCGTTGCCTCATACATCAGCTCTTTGTTGAAGGCCTTCACATCCAACGCTTCAATGGGAGCATTGTTATTGATGACCATAAAGCCCTTTGGGGAAAGGCTCAAATCATATCCAGCATGGCTCAAGCCGTATGAGAGGGCTTTGGTGCCGTTGGGAAGCTCCCTGGTTTTCTCTGCGACGAAAGGAAAAATAAGATCATTTTCAGCAAGAATGCTGATTTCCTTGTCATTAAGAAGCATGGTTCTGGAAAAAGAAAAGGGCTCTTAAGAGCCCCGTTGTCAAGAAAAGAAAAGCTTTAAGAAACGATCAAAACGGATCGTCAGAGAAGCTTTGCTTTGCCTTGTTGCCGTTGTCCCACATCGAAGCGTAGGCCTTGGGAGAGTTGTCAAGCTTATTGACGGTCACTTGCCCTTTGAAATGAGGGGCAGTATCCTTGTCGCGCTTGTCATTGTCCCAAAGCGCAAAACGTAGGGAGTAGTTTCCTTGGGGGTTGGTGCCTGCCTTCTTCATCGCGTTCAAGATGTCAGGAGTGAGATCGAGAGTGCCAGAAAAAGTAGGAGCGTCGCCAGCGGGCATTGAGTGTTCCTCAACGGAGTGTAGTAGGCCCTGGAAGGGGCATAAGAAGCATAGCGCTATGAACAGAGGAGTCAAGCTCCACGGTCCATAGAAATTGTTAAGGGGCGCCCGCCTGGGTAGTGCTCAAAGAAGAACTGCTGCACTTTCTGCACCATGATGCCTGCTTGCATAGCAAGCTCAGCTTCGGAGAGGCTGATAATTTGCGCCTCCTGGCCATTGCCAGTGTCAGGATCATAAATAGCAATGGCGCAATGTGCCTCATTGATTTCAATGTCATACATCTGTTCAATAGCTTGCACGTAGGCGCCAAGCTGCATGCGATAGTCGGCTAACTGAGTGTCAGGCTTTTCCTTGTAGCTCGTCTTCCAATCAAGCAGCGCATAAGCACCGTTGTTCATTTTGGCGAGCATATCAAAAGTACCTGAATAGCCAATTTCTTGTGCTGGATCGTACCAAGCGATGGCGCTTTCAACAAGCAGTGGACTATCTACGCGTTCAAGAAAGCCCATGATGCTTTCAAAATAAGGCACGTAGTTTTTATGCGAGTCGAGGTGGGCTTGAATGTCTTCACCATTCCAGAGGTCTTCTAGAACACCGTGAAGCCAATTGCCTCGATCCACAGCATTACGAGTGCGACGATTAGCTTCTTCATCGCCCACCTTCCTGCGCCAGTTCATGAGAGCTGCAATCTTGCCAGGCGACGAACACGCGCTCGCAATAGTCGTCACAGAGGGCAAAACATACCCTACGGGGACATTGGGAAAATCGTCGCAGACGTAATAGCGTTTCTTGTTCAGTTGAAGCCGATTTGGTTCGTGACGGGAGAACGCTGGCATTTGAAGAGAGGCAAGGCATAGATCGTAACAAGCCACTATTTCTCGTTCATGTCCCAGAAATAGTCGCAGCCTTCCTCATCACATGGAGGCGCAGCGAAATAGCTCTGCCAGCGATCTGCAGGCGCCATGTAGCGCCAGCAGTTTTCTTTAACAGGGCATTCACCCCCCGAGCACATTGCAATGTCAGGCATGAGAATAGTTCGAGCAGTTTGATGAAGAAATTGCTTATCAGCCAAAGGATGATTAGCAATGGCTTCAAGAACAGCAGCAATGCGACGATCACTGCTAAGCGTGTCTTCAGGAAAGCTCCAGAACGCTTCATGACAAGCATCAATCAGAGAGCGATGATTCTGCACGCTTTTCTTCCATCATTTCATGCTCTTCAACCATGGTTTCCATGGAGGCTATTATGCAGCTTTCAAAGAAGCCACAAGCCAAAATAAACTGCTTGAAATGTTCAATGATTTCAGGCATGTAAATGTTATGGAAAGAATAAGAAACTTTGGTTTCTCCTTCTTCGTAAAGAAAAGTGAAGCGACTCATGGGAGAATCAGTGAAAGGATAGCCAGGATCGACAGAGCAAGGATCAAGCATGTGAAAGTAACAAGAAGAAACAAGCCAAGAGGATCATTCGCCAAAAAAGGCGGGAGGAAGCTCAATAACTGGTAGGGCATCATCATCAATGCAAACTGTTCCAGCAAAGGCCCGCGCTAAGCGGGCCGCTGCTAGATCTACTGCTTTTTTGCAACAAAAGCTTTCATACCATCAATAATGGCAGCAGTATCTTCAAGGCCGCGCACGGCATTGATTTCTTCAGTCATTTCAGCTTTGCTAATGGCAATTTGCTCTTGCTTTGCCCATAGCGTCATCATTGCTGCGACGACGTTTCCGAAGGCTTGCCAGGTTTTGACTTCCGTGGCGCGAGCAAGTCCAATGCTTTCAAGAGCAGCTTTGCCTGCAGCCATAGAAGCTTTCTCGTCGGCATAATTCAGAGGATTGGCTTTGCAAACTGCTGTGAGAGCTGCTTTTGCATCGAAGGACTCGGGGGCAGAGTCAGGGGCAGAGTCAGGGGCAGAGTCAGAAGTGCCACCAGTAGTTCCCGTCGCAGCCTTCTTGGCCGCACGAGCAGGCTTTGGGACATCTTGCTGCAGAGCAGGCTTCGGTGCTTCTTCCTTAGGGATGTCCTCTCCGGCATAGAGCCGAAGACCAAGGCCCGTAAACGTAGCGATGGCCTTGACGCTTGCACGTTGGATGTTGTCGCTAATGGCACGACCATCAAGCTGCTGAATGGAATTGTGCTTCCTGTCCATCACTGGAAATACCAGTGCTGGAGTGCGGCGAATGCCGTCCGTTAGATAGGGGCGAAGAATGAAGGCGCCAGGCTCGCCAAATACGGGCCAGCCAATGGTTTTCTCTTCAAAGGCCACAAAAAGCGTCGGGAAATGCTCCTTTAAGTAGCGGAAAGCAAAAGGCCACGACAAATAGGATAAGCCTTTATAGTCCTTTTCAATGTGAGAACCAATGCCAGGCGTGTCGTAAGCAGCTTTAAAAGCTTCAGCGCTGATTTCCAGCGGTGTAAAAATGCCGTTGTAACGGTCGAGCATTGCAGCTTTTGCAGAGTCTTCCATGCAGGAAAAGTCGGACGGAGAGTAAGTAAAGATGGCGTGGTTCATTCTTCAAGAAAAGCAAAGTGCCAGTCGAGAACATACCGTTCGCTTTCTTCATCAAAAGAGAGATACAGGCCAAGCACATCTACTCCGGTATCAGAAGCAAAGCAGTCGAACAAATGAACCACATCATGGTCCAGTTGCTTCATGCGAGCATAAAGCTCAGACGTGGTGAGATTGGGAAAATTCATCATGAAGAGAAGCAACTGCTTTATAGCCAAAGCCCGATGGTTGATATTCGCCATACATGATGACAAACATTTTCTCAGGAGATTCTGCCTTGTTAATAAGACTGTCGCCTGGCAACGGCCAGTCGTTTATCACCCTCACGTCAGTGGGTTCTTCAAGGAATTCGGGATCGTAATTTTCAGAAATTACGCCTTCTTCCCATAGGATCTTCACTTCATTGTCGGGGTGCTCAAGAAGAAATTCTTCGCAAGCAAGCTTGAGCTGAGAAACTTTCATGAACAAGAGCCGCAAAAAATAACACCAAAGAAGCTTCGGCAAGATTTTTCATCTTGCTCTTGATCTTCTTCATCCATAGAAAAACCTGGCAGAGAATTTTCTACTCCATTCAAGACGCGAAATTTGATGGGATTCACATCGTCTTCTTTCTTTACGTCAAAGGCATAGTTTTTGCTGTAGGAGCCAATCTCAATGTCGCCATAGTTATCAATTGCTTTTTGCAATTGCTTAATCAGCTTTGAAGCCTTCATAATCCTCAATGGTAATGTCAGAAGTGGAATAATCCTCAATCATGGAGAAAGCGCCATCAGAAAGAGTGGCACTACCTTCCCAGACGGGAGTAGAACGAACGAGGCGCTCCACTGTTTCGCTCAAGCTTTGCCTTGCATCATGGGCAATGTTTTTCAGATGGGTGTAGGCAGTGTCAGTCAAGGTGAAGTGGCGGCTTTTCTTGGGCTCGCCGTGATCAATGGTCATAGAACAGAGGGCCAAGAAGGTAACCGATGCTGAAACCGATGATGGCGGCCAGCAATAGCTCCATGGTTTTGCCTCGCGAGGGACATGGCCAATATAGCCGGCATGGCCAGCTCGTCAAGGTTTGAAGCTGAATCTTGTATAAAGAATTGTTAATGCCTTGCAGCAGCAGGATTCTGGTGCTAGAACACCCCCATCTCACCATCGCCCATGGCTTTTTCCATCCTCGAACACCTCGCCAAACTGGAGCCGAGCGACCATGCAGGCAAATACATCTGCCCTGCATGCGGTGGCAATGATCTGTCCGTAAACGAAGGGAACGGAGCATATAACTGTTTCAATGACGACAGTCCCAAGCATCGTGCAGAAATTCGTAATATTCTTGCGCCGTTAGAACGCTGGGAGCGTCCCATGCGTGAAGCAAAGCGCTATTTGTTTCCCTATCAAAACCGTAACCGCGAAGACGTGATAGTCGTCACGCGAGACGACACTTCTGGCAAAAAAAGCATTTCGCAAGACTATCCCACTGCTAATAACGCAAGTGGCAAGCGTTCTGAAATTGTCAAACAACTGCGAAAGAATATTCTTCCCTATCGTTATTACGATGCCATTGAAGCATCAGCAGCATCAGGCCTGCCCATCTTCATTGTTGAAGGCGAACTGACTGCCGATAGGCTTTGGGAAATTGGTTTGCCTTCTAGTACGTTTCTTGGTGGCAGCGGACAATATCGCGCAAATGGTGACTATTCGCAACTATTTCGCGGACAGAAAGTAGTTCTTTGTCCTGATCGTGACGAGCCTGGCGTGGCTCTCATGAAGGAAGTGGCTGCAGACAATCCCAATGCACAATGGTGCTACGCGGATCCCAGTAGCTTTGAATGGGACAATCTGCCTCAAAAAGGAGGCTACGACTTAGCCGACTGGCTTGATGATGGTGCAGATCAAGGTGCCATTCTTTCCTGCATCGTTTCAAAAGACAGGCACGAAGGAAAGGACGGGCTGCCTTCTTATGAGGAGATCATTGGCACGTTTGAGCGCATGGTTGGTCTCTACAACAACGACGCCCGCATTGCCTATGAAGCTCGCCAATGGATGGACGCTCATGGCGTCAAGCTAAATTCACAAGAAATCGACAAGCTGCTTTCTGAAGCGCGTGGTCGTGTGCATGGCAAAGAGGAAATGGAAATCCTCGATGCAAAAGCAATTGCACAGTCTGAAGATTCCAGAAAATGGACCATTGCTGGCATTCTTCCTGAAAGCAGTGTAATGCTGCTAGCAGCAGCTCCTGGTAGCGGCAAGAGCACTATTGTTTACAACTGGGCTCTGCACGTTGCCACAGGTAAGGATTGGAGTAACAGACGCTGCAAGAAAGGTAAAGTGCTGATCATTCAATGCGACGAACCAGTTGTTGATGCTGCAGAAAAGCTTCAAATTATTGGCTACGACGATGATGCGCTAGGCAATGGTCAAATTGATTTCATTGATCGCTGGCGCTTTAGCAACATTCCCCAACTCCTTTCCTACGTACAACGTCATCAGCCACAGCTCATCATGATAGATAGCCTCACTTCATGCTTGGCTGGCATGGACGTTGATCTCATTCGTTCTGATGCTGGCAATTGCATTTACGAACTACGTGACATTGCCAATCAATATGGTTGCTCCATTGTCATCCTTCACCACTTAAACAAAAGTGGCGGCATTCGTGATAGCTCCAGCTTTGAAGCCAACGTTAGTGAAGTGGTGAAACTCTATCGCACTGACAATAATCCCGATTCAACGCAGTTCATGTTTGAATGGACCAAGAGCAGGAGTGGTTTGGCTGGTAAGCATTTCATGCAGCGTGATCCTGCCACTTATGGCTGGTATTACAAGGGGCCTGCAGTGGGTGGCAATGAAAGTATGGACAATCTTGTCAATATGATTAATTCTCGAAAGCATGAACGTTTTGATAGGAAGGCCGCTGCTAACGCTTCTGGCTCATGGGACACCGTAAGCGTTGGACGATTACTAGAAGTGGCACGTCGTCAAGGCTTGATTGACACCAGCTTCATTATTGGTCCGAATGGCGAGCGCACCAGGATGTATCAAAGCTGGGCTTATGAAGCTCCAGATGTTGATTTTGAACCTGTTCCCGTTCAGGAAGAAGCTCCTAAAGAAGAGTCTGTTTCCATTGTTTCCAATGAAAGTCTTCCCGAAGGGGAAGACGATGATGAGTGGTTTTGACTGTCTCGCAATAGGAGGGAGGCTCTATTGCACAGCCTCCCTGCTGCCTACCGTAGCGAGCAGCTTTTTATAGTATAAACAGAAAGCGCTTGCTTAATCATGAAAATTATTTGGGACAATAGCGAAAGCAATGCTCCGCTAGAAATCGACGAGACGCAAGAAGCAAAGGAAGTGACAGCAGCATTCTTCAGAAAACTTCGTGAAGAGCTTGAGGCTGAAGATCTTGAAGAAGACTACGAAGACGAGGGAGAATAAAAAAGGGGCCATAAGGCCCCTTTCTTATTTGCGCTTATTTTGATCCTGTCCGTCTAGCCTCCGTTGAAATTCTTTAGCTTCTTGCTCTTTGCCATAGAGCCAAGCTCTAGTGCTTTGTCCTGTCTTAGGACCATTACGAGGGAGCTTGATGACTTTGAAACTATCGGGAACTGAGTTGGTCATGATTGCTTGCGAAGCCCGCAAATCCTACCACTAACCCGTTTTTCCATGGAACTAGACAGTTCGAGGATTGGCCCTCTTGTAAAAAATTTGGTGGGGGGCTGTACACTGGTTCCGGAAAGTCCCGCGAGTATCCAAGAGATCTCAGACGAGCATTCCAGGGGCTACAAGCCTATGCTGCCTGGCCAGCCAGAGCAAGCGGAGCCCCCAAGGGCGAAGCGCCTCAGTCGCAAGGCCAAGATTCCCTAAAAAGAACAGGCCAGACGAGACCTTAAACCTCCGCAATGCCGCTCCAGCCAGAGTGGAGCCCCCAAAGGGCGAAACGTTCAGACAAAAGGCAAAAGAAGCCTTCAATGAACAAAAATCTCCCTAGCATTGCAAAGGAATTTTCCTGAACAATGCTTAAAGCTCCACGAGCTGTAGACCATCTTCCACTTCTTGAACATAACGGCGTTGAAATTTTGCCTATCGTTCACTACGGCTTTTCTTCTCCTATCAAAGGACAACAACCAGCTTCACGCACTTTATATGGAGCACGTGATGGCAATGGAGAGCGCCATTGGCGCTCTAGCCTAAGCGAAATTGAAAAGCTCGTTGACAATGGCTTTGCCATTGAGCAGGAGCAAGATAATGGCTGAGACGCATTATCCTGTTAGTCCGAAAGCTTCAATGGCTAGGCATTATTTTCGCGCCACTGGACAAGATCTAGACAATGAAGGATTAGACGCTGCTTATTGCGAACTATTGAGCATTGTCCATGCTGAGATGGAAGATTTTGTCAGGAAGTATGCGCCAAAGCGCCTGGTAGAACTAGATGCTTTGATGGATCAAGCTTTTTGGCAGTATCATTAAACGAAGGAACGGGGCGCTTTGTGCGCCCCTTTTGCCATGACTATTTTTCCTGCATCGCCTGAAGAAGAGCTTTCCCGTGAGGAATGGCAAGAATTATTCAGCTTAAAACAAGCCATTGATGGCTACCCAGCGAGTATTGCCACTGATCAAATGGAACGCTTCACTGCATTGTTTGTTCGTTCTCTCCATGGAAAAGGAGATACAATTCACTGAAGAATAGTTTTACAAAATGGCGCGGCCTGAAATTGATTTCCCAACGTCTGAAGAAGAGCTTGAATATGCTGCTAAGGCATTGAAGAAAGCGGGCATTTCAGAAACGCAATTTGAAGCCGTGCGTGAAACAAAAGTGAATGGTGGTAATGGTGCTGCTGCCTATTCCAAGGAAATGCTTGGCCTTAGGCGATGGATGGTGCAAGAGCTTCTTGCTGCAAAAATGAGCAATCGTCAGATTGCGAATGTTCTAAAACTAAGCAAAGAAACAGTGAATGGTGATCGCCATTTCAACCGCGATCTTTACACGCAAGAAATCTTGAAGAATCAAGATACGCACAGGGCGCGTCTCTTGAAAGAACAAATGGAACTGAAAGACTTGGCTCTTCGTAGCTTTGAAAACAGTAAGCGCAAGAAAGTAGTGACCATTATGGACGGTGGCGACGATGGTGGGAAGGAGATGGTGAAGATTGAAGAAAGCGCTGGCGACGCGTCGTTCCTCAACGTGGCCAAGAACTCCCTGGTGGAACAAGCAAAGCTGCTTGGTCTCAATGAAATCAAGCAAGTGGAAAACCAAGACACCTCCTACAGGAAATTCCTGAAGGACTTGTCTTCCACCATTGAAAAGGAGAAGGAAGCTAAAGCAACAGAAGAGCGCAGGAGCAATTCTCTTCCTGCGTCTGTTGAGACTATCAGCTTCGATGCAGAGCCGGAAAACGAGCCACTTCCTGACGCCATGCCTTTACAAACAATTAATGAAGATGATTATTGACAATGGCTCCGCAAGGGGTCATTATTAATGAAATGCTTCCTTTGCATTGGACAATTTTTCTACAGTCAACGACTTTCTACGCCAAGCAGTGGCAGCTAAAGATGGCAAGCGTGAAGCCATTGCATCTTCAATATCTCCTGGTCTCCAAGACCATGGCACTGTAGGCGTTCCGCCAAGCTTGGCTAAAACTATAGAAGCCATGCTGCAGAAGCATGGCGACGAAACCTACCGGCAAGTGGCACTGTTCTGCCTAGGTAAGTGGTTTGAGCTACATATTGGTATGTTTGAAGAGCTGATTAGCGAGGAGCCCAGTATGGCCTGTAGTTGCCTGATGGACGCCACTCGCATTGCTGATGCTCTCCATCTCCTTTCAGAAATCAATAGCATTGGAGGCGATGGCGGATGGCGCACCATGCTTGAAGAAACACTCAGTCAGCACATTCTTGAAGAGCTTGAGGAGGAAAAATGGTGATGGCCTCTATTTGCCGCACCTATCTTATTACCACTTCAGAAGGAAAGAAAATTGCCCTTGGGGCAATTTCTGCTAAACAAGCAGAACACTTTCTTCTTGTAATGCGTCCTGATTTAAAAGTGGCATTAATTGAAGAAATTTCTCCTCTTCCAGAAGATCCCAAACTATGATTTTCTCTTTCCATTGCACTGACGCCACTGGACACATTCGTCTAGGAGATTTCTGTTTTCAATGGAGAAATAGTTTTCTTCTTGGCACAATGTACGATGGTTTTGGTGAAAGCCAATTAGCCATCGGAAATCGCTCTTTCCATTTTGGACAATTTCGTTTCGTTTGATCATGGAAATCCAGCTCTCCTTGGTTGAAGAGCATCCCCTTCCTCGCATGATTCACATTTGCATTCCGCCTCAATTGCAAGAGGAAGCACAAGCTTTGGCTATGGAGAATCCTCCTATTCACCCTGCATGGCGAAAGGCTCAACAACGTGGTAGGCATTTTGTTATTGCCACCAATGAGCTTGATGACATTACGGAACTGGCTGACTTTGCTCGCACCAACATTGAAGAGCCTGAAGGGCCAATGAGCAAGCCAAAGCGCCAGGCCTATCAAATTCTGCTAGACAGGGCTTTTAGGCACGCTGAGCTGATGCCAGTGGGCTCTTGTCATGCCATTGCCATTAAATGGCGAGACAAGCCACTGCCTATCACTAAAAACCTAAGCATTGCCACACAGGCTTTGCGCAAGCCACGAGCTTTGTAACGATTTATGAACGGCCCCCTTGATGGGGGCCTTTTTGCTGGCACAATACGCCCATGCAGCGGCGAACGCTGCTAGTCCTCTGTTTCACCATTGTGACCACTACGTTCAACCACACTCTTCCCAATCAGCCCATCTGTGCTTTCAAGGATGGAGAATTGGCAATGTTCTTTGGCCAGCCAATGGTAACGCGCAGCTTCTCTATGGCAGACCTACAGGAATTTATTTGCACCATTGAAAAGGCTATTGATGAAGAGCCTAACCTTGTGCAACAGCTCGCATTGAATCGTATCCGCTGTGCTTTTATCGTAAGCCTGGAAATGCTTAAGGAAAATCATGAAGAACTGCAGAAAGAAGCTCCCACTGGCTCTGATTTTGAAGAGTATTTGATGAACTACAACAGTGCAATTAAAGGAGGCAAACTGTGACTTCCACTCCCAAAGATAGGCTTTCAGACGCTATTTTTGAATACTTTGAGAATGACAATGGCGACCAGCTCATTAAAGATCTCGCGGAATTGTTGGCGCAAGATCGGGATCATCATCTTAGGAAATTTCGCGCTATCTCTCATGCCTACGAACAACTCTTTGGCCAAAGCTTCTGATCCATTGTTGGATTGGGACCACGATAAGCGAAGCGTGATGCAACTTGCTACTGCCAAGCTTGAACGCAGGCTTCAGTATTGGCGAGAAAAGGAGCAAGAGGAAATCCTCAAGCGTTATCGTCTCATCACTTCCATTTAGCCACCTTGCCCAGTTCTACACACTACGAGGTTCAACAATGAACTACATCGACGAGCTTTATTTGCGCATCAACCGAGCCTATCAAGCGCTTGAATCGGCAGGTGAGTTGAAAGCTGCAGACAGCGTTGAAGCTGCAGCGGCTGATGCTGGGACTGATGTTACAAAGTTGATGGCGGTTGCTGATTATGCAGCTTGGCATCTTGACCAGCTCCAAACCCAGTAGTCAACATCACTTCTTTTTTTATGTCTGAACTTTCACCCGCTGCTCAGGCGGTGTTTGACGCCATCTTCCCTGTTTACGATGACGAAATTTTGTATGTTGCGCCTGCAAGAAAACATGCAAGCATGATTGCCGTTGCCGCCCTTCGTGCTGCTGTGGATCAGCCTGTTGATTTTGACGTACCTTTTTCCGTGGTTGATGACTGGGAGAAAATTAAAGGATCCTGCGCCAGCTTTTACGCTGCTGCTGAATGGGGGTACAAGCAAGCCCTAAAAGAGCAGCGTGCAATTGCTGACGAACTTGAAGCCCAGTAGTCCGAT